AGATGGGGCTCTCCGCCGAGGAGGCGAACCAGCGCGCGCAGATGGACGCGGCGACGCGCAACCAAGCTGCCGCGCAGGAGGCGCAGCGTCTTGGGCTCACCGCCGGGCAGTTCAACGTCGAGCAGCAAATGCGCGCCGGGCTCGCCAATCAGCAGGCGGTGCAGGACTACATGCGGATGGGACTCTCGGCAGAGGAGGCGAACCAGCGCGCCATGCTCGACGCCTCCGGGCGCAACCAGCAGGCGACGCTTGAGGCGCAGCGCCTAGGCTCAACCGCGCAGCAGTTCAATGTTGAGCAGCAGATGCGTGCGGGCCTCTCCAACCAGCAGGCGGTGCAGCAGTACATGCAGATGGGCCTGTCTGCCGAGCAGGCGAACCAGGCCGCCGCGCTGGATGCACAGCGGATGGGGCTTACCGCCGGGCAGTCGAACCAGCAAGCGGCCATGCAGGCGGCACTTGCGAACCAGCAGGCTAGTATGCAGGGTCAGCAGATGGGTATGCAGGCGCAGCAGTTCAACATACAGCAGCAGATGGAGGCGCAGCGGCAGAACCTTGAGAACCAGCTGCGTGCGCAAGGGATGTCTGCTGAACAGGCGCGCTTCAACTCGCAGCAGCAGATGCAGTCGGCGCTTGCCAACCAGCAGACCGGAATGCAGGGTCAGCAGTTGAGCTTGCAGGCGCAGGGCATGAACCAAGATGCCGCCATGCGGGCCGCGCTTGCCAACCAGGCCGCCGGGATGCAGGGCGCGCAGTTCCAGCTCGGCGCCGGGCGGCAGTTGGCCGACCTCGGCCAGACGGCGCTGCAGAACAGGTACGGCGCCGGGCAGGCGCTCATGGGCCTCGGTGCGCAGCAGCAGAACCTCTTCCAAGAGATGCTCAACCGGCAGCAGGAGGAGTGGCAGCGGCGGCAGCAGTACCCGCTGCAGCAGCTCGCCATCCGGCAGGGCGCGGTTTCGGCGTCGCCGTTCAACCAAACCAACACCGGCACCGTCACAGCGCGGCCGTCCTATTGGCAGATGGCCCAGCAGGTCTTCGGCTCCGACGAGGACATGAAGCGCGACATCCGCGGCATCAAGAACCCGCTCGACAAGGTGCGCCGGCTCAAGGGCATCGAGTTCGAGTGGGAGAACGGCTACGGCTCCGAGGAAGGCGAGGACGAGGGCGGCGAGACAGACGCCAGCGTCTCGGCGCAGGACGTCGAGAAGGTCATGCCCGAGGCCGTCAGCCGCCGTGGCGACGGTATGCGGCAGGTCAGCGCGCCGCAGCTCATCGGGCTGCTCACCGAGGCCGTGAAGGAACTCGACCGCAAGGTCAGCAAGAGGAAAGGCTAATGGACCCGATCATGCAGGCAATCATGGCGTCTCTCAAGAGCGGTGGTTCAGGAACGGCCGGCCCGGCCGCCTCGACGTTCTCGTTCGGGAACATCCTCAAGAACCTCAAGAAGAAGCCCTCCGAGGAGGAGGTGGACTTGAGCAGCTTCATCGACCGCCCCAAGATCGAGCGCGGCACCATGACCGGGGCCGCGACCCAATACGACCCGCGCCGCATCTATGGCGGCCTTTATAACCTGTACGGCGGCCGGCGCGTGCGCGGCGGCCTCCTCGGAGAGTGACATGGCAGAGACGACAGGATTCCAGCGCTTCATTGGCGGCCTTCTTGGCGAAGACGTTGAGGGCATGACCGAAGAGGAACGCAGACGGCTTACCCGCGAGGGGGCCACCTCGGCCATCCTCGGGATGTTGAGCGGCTCCGGCCTCATCGGCGGCCTTGAGTCCTACGGCGAGCGACGCAAGAAGTCAGCCGCAGAGGGCGAGGTCGCCCGCCGCCAAGCCGCCGCCGAGGCGCTGATGCCGCAGGTGGTCGGGCGCCTCTTCGGCGGCTCCGCCGGGCGGCTTGAGAGCCTCCCTAGCGGCGAGGGTGGCGAGCTGTCTTCACGGTACCGCCAAGACCCGCGCGCCGCCATGGCGGCCCTATACGGCTCCCAGGCGGGCCGTGACCTCGGCCAGATGGCCCCGGACCTCGCCAAGCTCGGCATGGAAGGCACCCTCGGGAGCATCGTCGGCGGCTCGGTCGTCAATCGTTTGACCGGCCAAAGCTTCACGCCGCCCAAGGAGCCTGAACCCAAAACCCCGGTGCGCGAGGTGGACCTCGGCGGGCAGGTCATCGTCTATTTCAACGACGGCACCACGCAGACGTTCCCGAAGGGGATGGCGCCGGGGGCGCGCGCGGCCGTGGGCGGCGGCGGTGGCGGTGGCGCGGCCGCTGTCGGGGGCGGGGTCAGTCCAGAAACAGGCTTCGGCAAGGAAGACACCACCACGCTGCGAAAAGAGGCCGATGCGCAATTGTCCGAGTATCGGAAGTTCGGCGATGCGTGGGGGCGGGTGCAGGAAGCGGCCACGAACCCAAGCGCCGCAAACGACATCGCGCTGATTTTCGCGTACATGAAAATCCTCGATCCCACCAGCGCGGTTCGAGAGGGCGAGTTTGCGACGGCGGCAAATGCCGGCGGCATTCCGCAAAGAATCTGGGCGCTTTACAACAACTTGCAGCGCGGCGACAAGCTGACCCCAGAGCAGAGAAACGACTTCCTGTCGTCGGCGTATGGCCTTGTCAGAAGTCAGCACAGAAACGCGCAGCGCATCGTGGATAGATACGGGCGGCTGGCGCAAGGCTACGGCGTCAACCCCAATGCGGTGGCGGATAATCCGCTTTCATGGGCCATCGCCCCCAAGGTCAAAAATCAACAAGAGTTTGATCGGCTTGCGCCGGGAACCTTGTTTGAGGATGTCACGACCGGCAAATTGAAGGTAAAGCCGAGGTAATCGACATGAGCGAAAAGAAAATGGACTGGAGAGACGCACCTCTGGCTGGCTTTGGAGAAGAAGAATACAAGCGCCGCGTCAGGAAAGTGACGGCGCCCGGAATGCTTCCCGGAATAGCGCAGCAGTTCACGCAAGGAATCAGTCTTGGCGGCGCGGACGAATTGCAGGCCGCCGCCGAGGCTGCGGCGGGCGGCGACTACCGCGCCTCTCTTGAGCGGCAGCGTCGTGAGCGTGAAGCGTTCCAGTCGCAGAACCCATACATCTCTGCCGCGGCAACCGGGCTCGGGGCCGTGACGCCCGTGATCATGGCGACGCTCGGCGGGGCCGGCGCCGGAACTCTAACCGCACCCGGCCCTGGCACGATTGCGGGCGGCGTGGCAGGCGGCAGCGCGGCGGGCGGCCGCGCCCTGCAGCTCACGATGAACGCACTCTACGGCGGCGGGGCGCCGGCGCGGAGCGTGCAGACCGTCGGGCAGGCCGTGCGCGAAGGCGCGCGCGTCGGAGTCGTTCCCGGCATTTTGGCGGGCGGCCTCACGGCCAACCCGGACGAGCGCACGGCGGGCGCGGCGTTTGGCGGCCTGTTGGGCGCCGGCATCGGCGGCGCGGTCGGCGGCGGGATGCAGTCCGTTGCCAGCCTGTCCGACTTGGCATCCCCGTATCTGAAGCGCGTCACGGAATTTATCGGCGCTGGCAGAAGCGGCGTGTCGCCGATGGCTCCGCTCACGCCGGAGGCCAGTCCGATGGCGCCGATCACGGCCGCAGAGGCCAAGATTCTCAGGGCGATGGAAGCCGGAGGCGTGTCGCCGGATGTCGCCGCGATGCAGCTTGAGCAGTCGCGCCGGCTGGGCGTGCCGCTCGGCCTTGTGGACGTGGGCGGCCAGCCCGTGCAGCGCCTCGCGCGCGGGGTGCGCACGCTCCCCGGCGAGGGCAGCGCCATCATCCAAGGCGAGCTGGAGCGGCGCGCTGCGGCGCAGCCCGGTCGCGTGGTGAGCATGGTAGAGCGCGCCACGGGCAGAAAGAGCACGGGCAACGCCGAGGCGCGCGCGGACGAGTTGATCACGCAGGCGCGCGCAGAGTCTGCGCCCTTCTACGGCCAGCTCGAGGGGCTGCCGCCGCTCTCGGAGCCGCAACTGCTGTCCCTGTTCAGCATCCCCCGCGTGCGCGACATCGTGCGCAGCAGCGAGGCCGCTCGGCGTGGGTGGGGCGGTTCCGTGGACCCGCTGTACGATGACGCCGGTGCTTTGCGACGGTTGCCGACATTCCGGGACGTTGACCGCATCAAGCAGAACCTGGACGAAATACTCAAGCCGCAGTATCAGCAGGGGCCGCGCCCTGCCGACTCGGTGACCATCGGCACGCGAGAGGAACGCAACATCGTAGACGCTCTGCGTCGGCAGTTGCTCTCCGCCGCAGATGTCGCTCCGGGCGGCAGCATCTACTCCAGCGCGCGCGCAAGCTACGCTAGCCCCGCGCAGGCGCGTGAGGCATTGGAGGCCGGCGCGCAATTCCCGCAGGCATCCATGCAGGATGTGGCCGCGATGATGCAAACGGCATCGCCTGCGCAGCGCAAGTGGTACCAGCGCGGCGTGACCGAGGCGCTGCGCGAGAACATTGAGGGGATGCCAGACATCGTGTCGCAGCCGAATGTCCTGCGCGCCGTGGTGGGCAGCCCAGCCGCGCGTACAAAACTTGAGGCGGTAACGCCTGAGAGGAGACGAGAGGCCTTGCGAAGCCGAATAGCCGCAGAGCGAACCGCGGCGCAGACCAATGCATTCCTGCGCGGCAACTCACAGACCGCTGAAAAAGTGGCAGAGGCGGCAGACACGGCGGTCGATACAATGACCAATGTCGCTGCGGATGGAATTTTCCCGACGCTTGTGCGCGAAGCCCGGAATGTGTACGACAAACTCATCGCCGGCGTGAACGAAAACACGCGCGCAGAGATCGCCAGGCAGTTGACCAACTTCGACAACCCGGCCGCGCAGCGTGAATTCTTGAACCGACTGGCACGCCTCAAGGCCAAGGGAGAACTGCGGGCGCAGGATGTGGCCGCCACATCCAGATCAATGGCTGCTGGAACGCAGGCCGCCGGTCCCGGGTTGTTAAGCCCAGAGGATTAAGGCTACACTCGCCGCACCCCAAAAGGGAGGCGACGCCCATGCCTAAGCAGGACCCCGCCAAGCGGAAGACTGACCGCACCAGCCGCCACGAGCGGCTGCAGATCCCGCGTCGGTTCCAGTTGCACGGTCATCAGCTCACCGTGCGCATCCTGCCGCGCACCCGATGGCCACACTCGATGAACACCGTCGGGATGTACGACCCGACCTGTCACCGCATCGACCTGCGCGGCGATCAGGGGGACACCGAGCTGCAGCAGACCTTCTGCCACGAGTGGGCGCACGCGCTGCTCGACGAGATGAACCATCCCCTGTCACACGACGAGGTGTTCGTGGATAACCTGGCGAGCCTGCTCCATCAGTCCCTGACGACCTTCGACTCTGGAGCCAAGCCGTGCCGCTGACCGCATCGGATCAGGAGTTCATCGCCGCCTGGCGGCGGCTCAAGAAGGCCACGCTCGTCTCCAAGGCGCTCAACATCGGACTGCGCAGCGTCTATAGCCGCCGCCGGTCGATGGAGGCGAAATACGGCATGGCGCTCGAGGCAATCAACCCGATCCGCGGCACGGGAGAGCAGAGCCTCGCCGGACGCCGCGCCAACGCCCTCGCCGCAGAACGCGCCGAGAAGTACGAGGGCGAGATGCACGACACCATCACCGACGGCGTGGTGCTCGTGGCCTCCGATTGCCACTACTGGCCCGGCATCGTCACCGTCGCGCATGAGGCCTTCTGCCGTCTCGCCAAGGCGCTCAAGCCCGCCATGATCGTGCTCAACGGCGACATCCTCGACGGCGCGCGCATCTCGCGCCACCCGCGGATCATGTGGGAGCAGCAGCCGCAGCTGAAGGACGAGATCCACGCCGTGCAGGATCGGTGCGCCGAGATTGAGCGAGCGGCGGGCAAGGCCAAGCTCGTGCGCACGATTGGTAACCATGACGCACGTTTCGAGAACTACCTCTCCGGCCGCGTCTCCGAGGTCGAGGGGATGCCGGGCTCGACGCTGCTCGACTTCCTGCCCAAGTGGCGCGCCGGTTGGGCGCTGCACCTCAACGCCAAGACCGACGGCTGGGTCTGCATCCGGCACCGCCCGGTCGGCGGCGGGCTGCACGCGGCCATAAACTCGACCCTCAAGGCCGGCGTGAGCTACGTCCACGGCCACCTGCACCAGCTCAAGGTCACGCCCTGGGCGGACTACCGCGGCCGTAGATACGGCGTAGACACCGGCACGATGGCCGACGTCGGCGGCCCGCAGTTCACCTACGTCGAGGCGGGCCCGCTCAACTGGGCGTCGGGCTTCGCGGTGCTCACGTTCCGCGAGGGTCGGCTCCTGCCGCCCGAGATCGTGGTGGTCGATGGAGGGGAGGCGTGGTTCCGGGGAGAGGCGGTCTAACGCTTTCTCGGGTCCACGCCGGCCAGCATCGAGGCGTACCAGAGCATCTTCTTGGCGTCCTGCTCCACGGAATCCTTCAGCCCCAGTCGCCAGTTGTACTTGGCCACCTGGCCGCGCAGGTATCCGCGAAACTCCGCCGGCGAGAGCTGCGCCTCGATGGCGTCGATGCACTCGATCTCGCCGGCCCTGTAATGGGCCGGGTTAATGGGGTCGCTCATGTCATCACCTCCACAAGAAGCGCGCAGAACAGCAGGATGCCGATCGCCGCGATGATCGCGTCGCGCAGCAGCCGAAAGAAGGCGTCAAAGTCAGGCGGGCGTTCCATCACCATCCTCCACGGCATCCTCGACGCGCGCGATGAGCTCGTCAAGCTCCTCGTCGCCGATCTGCTCCTTACCGTTGACGGCGCACCAGGCGGGGTCGAGCCGCCGCAGGGCGTCGCGGACCTCGGTCAGCAGGGCGAGGCTCATTTGCTCCCCCTCGCACGGATGCCGTTCCACAAAGCGGCGCGAAGTGCGTCGATGCCTTCCTTGTCGCCCTGCTTGTAGTGATTAGGATTAATCGCGTCGATGCAATCCTTATCGCCCTGCTTGTAGCGATCGGGATTAATCGCGTCACTCATTTGCGCCCCCCTCGCGCGAATAGCCTCGGCGCATTGGTCAGCGGTCAAGTCGGCACGACCGGGATGCGCCAACACCAAGTCATCACACAC